AGCGTTTCGCCCTCAAGCGGCAGCATATTTGGCGGCATACCGGATAGCGCCAGCGCGTCGATTACTTCTTTCGTTGCGATCATCGGAGATACCTCCCCATGCTAAGCGGGCCGCCGTAGCCCATGCCATACCCAGCGCCCATTCCCATGCCGCCGAAGGCCATGCCGGCGGGGCCAAATGCGCCCATGCTTGCTGCGGACATGCCCAGATTGCCAAGCGTGCCCAACGCCGGCCCCATGCCGCCTGTGGAGCTTGTTGTCGTAGACGTTCCAATGCCCGCCGGAAACATCCCAGCCGTTGTGAACATTCCAGACAGAGATGCGAGCGGATACTGCTTCTCCATCATAAACTTGTCGTAAGCTTCTTTTAACTTTGCGCTTTCGATATCCATTGGAATAGTACCCGCAGTCATCATGGCGCTTAAATTAGCCAGCTCATCCTTTTTAGCCGCGCCGGCTGTAGATGTCATGCCAAGGGCGCCTGCCATCTTGGCTTGGTTTTCAGCCGCCACAGCCGCTTCGCCATAGCTCAAGCCTTTTTGCATCAGCTCGGAAACCATCAAGTCTCGCTGCGTGTCATAGGCAGCTTCACGCTCGCCTTCAAATACGCCGCGTCGCACGTTACCAAAGGCGCCTGCCTTAGTGACGCCCGCAGCCTCACCAACGCGCTCCTGCGCACGTCTGCGCTCCGCTTGAGCCATCATGGGGTCGATGACGCCCTCTGTGTACATGTCCTTATACCCACGCACACGCGCCATGCGCTGCTCTGGCGTTTCTGCAGCAATGCCAGCATAAACATCAGCCGCCGCCGCATATTCCTCTGGCGTTGTCAAGCCGCCGTAACCTTCATATGCGGCAGTCATTAAAGGATCCATTTCGGCAACTGTCGTGCCTGCGTATTCCTCATATGGGGTTTCTGCTATGGCATACGTTTTGTCGTACAGATAATTCAAGACTTTCTCTTGAAATGGATCCATAGTGCTTGTGGTTGTTTCGGTGCTGCTACTGCCCATTATCGTATTTCCATCTCATAGTGCGTATAAATTGGCCGGAATGTGGACCCTTTAACATATTTCTCAAAGCCTTTACGTCCATCTGCCTCAACGGCGTCAAGGTTGGCGTCTAAAGCCAACCCCGCCAAAATCCTTACTGCCTCGTCCATCCATATATGCATGTACTTACCGCCCATAAATTCTATCTTGAGGTTCTTACGTTGAGGGTGTTTCACAACGCATGTGGTGATCGCTGCGGTCAACTTGTCTCCAACGTAAACCAGCCACAATATAGATGTGCCAGCCATTATATCTTCTCTTACATCTTCCAGATTGACGTTTTGGTCAACCCGTCTAACCGCTGGGGCCAGTAACTCCAAGCCACTGTCGATGTAGTTTGCAACCTCGCCCTCCGGCACTGGTAAGACCGTCACACGCTGCGCTTGCCCGAATTGTACAACATTATCAATCATCCGTGAAGCCTCGTAATCGAAAGCGTTGACGCAGGTATTGCCGGCACCGGCGAAGACGCTGCGGTGTAATTCAGGAAGCCCGCCGTGCTGTCGATCATGTAATTGACTTCAAGATATTGCCCTGCCGTCACGGTAAATATCTGCGTGCGTGACGTGACCAGCGTGGCGTTGTTCTGGTGCAGCGCAGTCGTCATCGCGCTATTGGCGACGTCAGTTCCATTTATACTTGGCCAGAAGTAGAAGTGAACCGTGCTGGCTGACGTCGATGATATTTGCGCGGAAAACGAAATCACATATTCTCCAGCTTCCTCGAAAACAATCCTTGAAGCTGGTGTCCCTTGTGTTATTCCTTCATTGCCGGTGGGAGCGTCGTAAGTCAGTTTGTAAGCTGTATTCGCAACCGCCGGCACGACGTCAGCCGTTTTTACAAAATCAGCGTGGCCATCTTCCAGAACAATTTGCCTAAACTCGCCATTCTTAGAGACAACAGGATAACCGTTCACATTATCCCATAAGATGACGCCGCTTTCAGCGGGGCTACTGTCAGGCGTCTTAAACCCGAGCTTGTACAAGTTGACCGTTAGGTAGCGCGTCAGGCTCCTTCCCCATTGGCGCAGATCATCGCCAATCGGTGGCAGTATCGGGGATGCCATTACCGGCGCCCTGCCGGCTTAACGTCAACACGCATATTGCCAACACGCCACGCGGCCAGCTTAGCGCCTTCAACGCGCATCCTTAGCTGGCGGCCAGCAAATCGCACAGAAGTCGGATTGGTGGGCGTAAATGGCCCATGGCTTGTCTCTGTGTCGTTTGGATAAAAGCGTGTCTTAAATGTCACGTTCACGTCGCCCTGCGTGTTTTCGTCCGGTACTAACTGCGTGACATGCGCCGTCTGGTCGCCGTTACCAATAGAGACAGGCCCGCTTTCTGCGAATACTGCGCCGCTGTCTACGTTTAACCCAACCTCATGCTCATATATGTCGGTGTCTGCGTTGTGGCCCGCCATGAATGGGTAACGAAAAACGCCACGCTCTGTGCCTGACGTGCGCGCCAAGTTGCCAATCAGCCAATGCCGCTCGGTGTAGTCGTAAGCAACATATCTATCGATCTCGGTGCTATTCTCGGAACAGTAGAACCACCAAATCTCTCCAAATTGCCCGTTTGCCACGCCCCACACTTTAGATTGCTGCGCACTGTTAAAATCATTGAAAACATAATCATGCACGTCACATGGCAGTTCGCGCACGCTGTTGCCGTCAAAATAGAAGAACCCACGCTGACCCATGTAAAACACGCCCAAGTCCGTATCGACGGCAGATTTGCGAGATATGGCCCCGCAACTGGTTCCAACGCGTGAAAATGAATAAATAAACGGCGGGCCTGCATATACAGCCGCGTGGCAGTCTGTGTCTGTGATGATTAACGTCTGCCCTTTTGTGCGTACCGCCTGCATGATCTGGCCAGACGTCTGCAGGATTTGAGAGCCGGCTTGGTTGGTGGATGCGGGCGTCCATAAGGTGTTATCTTCCTGATCGCACCAAGACACAGTGCGCGGGTTGTTCCCCGCACCCAGCGCGAAGATAAAACGCTCCTCAGTGACCAACAGGCCAAGATTCCCAACCGGAGCATTTGCAATTACCGCAGCGTCACTGCTTGTGCCAAGCTGCCACTCAAGAAGGCGCCCGTCATCCTTGTGGCAGGCAACTAAATATTCGCCAAAATTATCTAAGCTCCACGTCGTTGCCTCTGCGGGCACAGAAGATGCAAGTTGCTGACGCGGCGTGCCGTAGTAGCCTGTGCCGTAAAAGCTGTATCCATACCCCGTTTCAACTAAAGCGTCTTCACGTCCAGCCGCCAAGTCGCTTGGCGTGATGTCATAGATGATCCCAGCGCCAGTCATGGCCTTCAACTCGCTGTGCGAGCCCCCAGCAAGCCACGCAGACCCGTTGTTGCTCTCCCAAGCGTGCATACCGCGCACGGGGTTAGTGCAAAACGATGTTTTACGTTCTTGCCAGCCGCCGATTGGGCGTAAGCTGTTATCACGCCAGCGCACCAAGCTTCCATCGCGCCAGCGCCCAGCCTGCTCTAAGTCAGTGCCGTTTCGGTAAAATCCTGCAGGAATATCAAGAGGTACAAGTGTCATTGTGAGTAAACCCTGTAATAAATAGCGCCCGCACCGCCTGCCCCGCCATTGTAATCAGCGCGAGCGCCTGTCCAGTTAAAGCTGCCACCGCCCGCACCGATACCTCCCGCGCCAGCGTTTCCAGTCTTCGACGCACCGCCGCCACATAATAAATCGCCTGATGCATCATCTGCGGTTCTTGCCATATCTTCGTAAAGAAAGGGGCCAAAGAATGAGGATGAAGCCGGTGGAGTCGGCGCAGATATACCATTCCCTCTGGGGCTGCCGCCAGAATAACCTCCACCCGCAGCGCCGCTTGCGCCATCGACCGCCAAGCCGCGCAACAATGTAGTGTCAGTAACCGCACCGATATGAACCGCACCTCCGCCCGCAGAACGCAACACAGAAAGCGCGGTTATTGTACCACCCTCACCGCCCGTTCTGGCCACGACATTTGAAACCCCAGTGCCAGATGCTGTCGCTGTTCCCCCAGACGGGAATACATTTACGCCCGCCTGACCAAAATTAGAACCAGAGTAAACAACCCCTTTAGACCCACCATTGGCAGTGGCCACCGTCGAGTTTCCTACGACTAAAGTTGAGTCTCCGCCATCAACACCACTATCGCCGAAAGAGTTTGCTCCGCCAGCACCGCCAGATCCAATGTTGCCTATAATTGAAACGTCATATGATAGATTTAACAAAAACCTTACGCAACCACCCGCCGCTCCTGCACTCGCTCCCTGATCTTTATGGGAGGTAGCTCCTCCACCCCCAGCGCCAATAACAATCCATTCGTAGTTGCGGCCAAGGCCCCCCGTAAAAGTAGAAGTGCCCGTGAACGATATCCACTGGTCAGATTGTTCGGGGATAATGTAAGCAGTTCCCCTAAAATCACTTATAGAAACAGTACCGCTTGCAGGTATATTGTCTGGAATGGCAGTTATGCCAAGGTATTCACTGAGGCTAATTGGATTAGACCCTGTAAACTCCGTCTGTATCTCGCTAAAAGATACTGCTCCAGATTCTGGTATTGCCATTATGCACTTCCAAACGCCGTTATATCGTTTTCTACAGTAAGCGCCCCCGCGCTAGAAAGCTTCAACCGATCAGT